CTTTACTAGAGATCATGGTCTTATGAGAGGACAATACTTGTTTACACTTGATAACTACCATGCAAACCCGGATGTAATAGATAATAATGTAAGTGAGGTGCCACAAGAGCACAAATCACATAATTGCATCGCATTGAACAATGGTCAGTATGCATTGTATCCTAATAACAGGATGCGTCTGTATGACCTCTCTATTACCCCCGAGGAACCCAAGTTCCCCGACTTTAAAGTATCTACCATAGAATACCAAGTAGAGTCAGGAACGGACTGGGGACGCCTTGGAGACACAGATGATTATTTTTGGCAAACACAAAAGGAGAAACAAAATGGGACACCCTAACCACTTAGACGGATCAGTTGACAAAGGCGAAGACTTTGTTAGTGAAGGTATGACACTCATCACCGAGACTGATAGTGATAAGTATCTAAACATGTCAGCGAAACGTAATCGCAACAAAGCAAAGAACCAAGAGGTTTTTGATTCTCAAGAATGGGCAGATGGATTCGTTGGTAAGTGATAAATAGTAACAGCCTATTACTGTGTCTAAATGCCAACCTTTGAGACATTCAAAGATTTGAGTATTACCTTTAAAAAACATCCGGTAAGTGATGATTTAGTGGTAGTAAAAGATAAAGCAGCTATTGTTCAGGCAATAACTGCTTTACTTCTTACAAATAAAGGAGAACGACCATTTCAACCCGATTTAGGTTGTGATATTCGTAAATCTTTATTTGAACCTTTAGATTACGCAACTAGTGGTCTTATTCGTTCGCAGGTTCTAGATGTTCTTGGTAAATACGAACCAAGAATTGAAGTTGATGACATTATAGTATCTCCCGATGAACAAAATAATGGTTATGATGTTGAATTGTATTTTACCATTGTGGGTAGAAACGATGAAGTAATAGCAACAGAATTCTTCTTAGAGCGTACTCGATAATGCCTTATACTCAGGTTGCTAATCTAGATTTTGAAGATATCAAATCTGCTCTAAAAGATTATCTTAGAGCGACATCAGATTTTACTGATTATGATTTTGAGGGATCTGCACTGTCAGCTCTCATAGACACACTTGCCTATAATACGTATTATACGGCGTTTAATACCAACATGGTAGTCAATGAACTATTCATTGATTCAGCGACCTTGAGGGACAACGTAGTATCTCTAGCGAAGCAGTTAGGATACACACCGAAGAGTGCTACTGCCCCAGTCGCTTATATTTCTTTTACTGCATCATATTCAAATTCCACAAGTGATACAGAACTCATATTAAAGAAGGGAACTGGATTTGTTGCAAATTACGACAACACATTATATCAGTATGTTGTACTGAACGATGCAAAAGCACAAGTATCAAATGATGTCGCGACATTCACTAATGTTCCTGTTTATGAAGGAACACAAGTCGTTAATACATTTACAATTAACACATCACTAAAGAATCAAAAATTCATTCTTGATAACGACAAGATAGATACAAACACTATTGAAGTTAAGGTATTTCCAACCGGCAGTGGTTTAAATGAGTTATATCAAATTACAAATAATATCCTAGATGTTGATGGTAACTCTAAGGTTGTCTTTCTAGACGAAGTTGAAGACGAGAGATATCAACTTGTTTTGGGTGATGGCGTCTTAGGTAAGAAACTAGAAAACGGTGCTAGGGTTGAAGTTTCTTATATCAAAACAAATGGTTCAGAATCCAATGGAGTTAGAACGTTTATCTTTTCTGGTGTATTAGAAAATGTAAACGGAGCATCGCCACAAAGTATCTCAACATCTATCACAAATGTAGTTCCTTCTAGTGGTGGTGAAGAGATTGAGACAACTGCAAAGATTAAATTCAATGCACCAAAATCTTATGGAGCACAAGATCGTGCAGTAACAGCACAAGATTATGGTGCTATTGTTCGCAACATTTATCCATCAACTAGCGATATCATTATTTTTGGTGGAGAAGATCAGGTTCCCCCAGAATATGGAAAGGTATTCATTGTATTGAAACCCAATGATGCTGCGTTCTTAACTTCACTAACAAAAAAAGATATTACAGATAAGTTAAAGAAATATATGGTTGCTTCTGTGCAACCAGTTATTGTAGATCCATCAGTTCTTTATATTGAATTAACAAGTAAGATTTTCTATAACAGTTTAATTACAGACGAAACACCTGCACAGGTTAGAGATAAAGTAATTGGTTCTGTTCAGTCTTATCTTGATACATCTGATACAGAAAAATTTAATGGTAAGTTTAGATATAGTAAAATTGTTGGTGTAATTGATGATACAGAACGTTCGATCAATTCCAATTTGACATCTGTCATGATGAGAAAAGATTTTTATCCTACTCTAAATTCTACCTTTTATTATGAGGTGTGTTTCCAAAATGAGTTTGATACAGATTGTGATGATCCTGTTCTGTCATCCACTGGTTTTAGGGTGACTGAATACCCTAATTTTGATGTCTATGTTGAAGATAGGTCTGGTAAAATTGTCCTATATAGACTAGATACTGTAACTGGTGAGAAAGTTGTTCTAGACAGTGATATTGGCGATATTGATTATGTAAACGGTGAACTTAAAATGTATGCTCTAACTATCATCAAGGGCACTTATTTTGATAATCGCATTTCATTAAGAGTAAAACCACTTTCTAATGATGTCAAGGCACTCCGTGAGGTCTATCTTGACGTTGACGTTGCTAATTCCTCGTTCACTGCATACAAAGAGTAAAGTAAATGGCTGCTGTTAAGACCAAAAGAATTTCTACTCTGATTGAGTCCCAGCTTCCTGAGTTTATTACTACTGAATATGAACTTTTTAGTAAGTTCGTTCGGAAGTATTATGAACAGCAGGAAGTGCAAGGTGGCACTTTGGATATTATCAACAATATCCAAAAATATGCAGATATTGATTATTACGAAAAAAATCTTTTAACGCAAAATAATACTCTTGCTAGTTCTATTTCTAGCACAGATAATACTATCACTCTTAGTGATGCCCAATCATTCCCAGCAAAGAACGGGTATGTAAGGATAAACGATGAGATTATTTTTTATGAGACTCGCACAGATACACAACTACAGAATTGTTCTAGAGGTGTAAGTGGCAATACCACTTTAGGTGATCTATATGATTCCTCTGATTTTGTCAGTACTGATGCATCTGCACATCAATCTGGTGCAACTGTTTATAATGTCAGTAATTTATTCTTATATGCATTAGTTAAGAACTTTGAGAGTCAGTACCTAGGTTCTTTCCCAGAAAAATATCTGAAAGGTGATATTGATAAGAGAACTCTTATCAAAAACATTAAAAAGTTTTACAAATCAAAAGGAACTACTAGTTCCATTAAGTTTGTTTTCAACACCATTATTGCAAAAGATGTTGAGAACAAACCAGAAGTATATAACCCAAAAGATTTTACGTATAAATCTTCTGAGTCTGATTGGATTAGTGTATATGCTCTAAAAGTTAAAGTTGTATCAGGCAACCCAAAAGATTTAATTGGCAAGAAGATTACTCAAGCACTAACAAATGAGTATCCTTATGCTGATGCCACTGTAGATAACGTATATCCAGATGGAACGAAAGATAACGAAGTTATTTGGAATATTGTATTAGCACCAGAGACTGTAAATGGAACTTTTAATGTATCAACAAAAACTAGACTAGAGAAAACATTTCTAGATTCTATTGGTGTTGGTGAAAGAATCGACGTATTCTCCACTCTTGGATGGGAATCTACTGGTAGTATTTTAATAGATCAAGAAGTAATTGAGTTTGATGATAAGAATGTCACTCAATTTATTATCAAGAAAAGAGGGGACACCCCAGTAAATCATACACAAGGAACTCCGGTATACAGACCAGTTACTATCGAAGGGTCTAATGTAAAATTATTGACACTTGGTGTTGTTTATAATGCAATACCATCAGATAAACAACCATACTCATTTACTGGAGACAAATTACAGATTTCAAATCCTGGATTTGAAACATCTGATCCCAGAATAGTACAAACTGGAACTAATCAACCAAGATGGATTCTTGGAACTGGTGCATCTGTTAGTGCATCGACTAACACACCCACACAAAATGCATTAGAGGGTGTGTCTACAGATGTCTCTGCCATTTTTGCAGACGATCAATATTATTATATTACAAGTTCTAGTTATCCATCATATAATATTTTTGATGGTAGCACAGTTTCTGAAACTATGTTAGATCAGAAACTTCTTAGAATTATAAGAAAAGTTCCAACAACATCAACCGAAATCTACAAAACTCCAAGAAGAGATGTTGGTATTCTCCTCAATGGTGTTCCTGTCTATGGTTATAAAGATGACGAGAGTGTTCGTTTTGGTAAATTAGAGCAAATTCGTATTAACACAAGAGGGCGCAATTACATCAATCCACCTTTTGTGTTGGTTGATGGTCTTCCAAATAAGGCGAGAGCATTTTTAACTGGCAATGTTGTTGATAGTATTGTAGTTGATACTACAGACACTTTTCTAAACACACCAACTATTGAAATTACTTCAGGTAGAGATGCTAAAGCAACTGCAGTTGTAACAGGAGGCGAAGTAACCAGCATTGTAATTGATAATCCTGGGAAATACTATTCTTCTCCCCCAAACATAGTGATAAGAGATAAAGTTGGTAGAGGTAGATTTGCTGAGTACACTTCTATTGTTGATACAGATGGAAAAATTACCGAATTAAATAAAATTTTTGGTGGAACTCTCTACACACAAGAAAATATTGAAGTTGAAATTGTTGCAGTTGGTGAAGACGCAACTGCAACACCATTATTGAGAGAATGGATCAAGAATAGATTTGAGAAGATAAAAAATGAACTGGATACACAATTTGGATATTCTTTTGCAAACTACAATAATGTTTTAGAATATGGGTATGGTCAGATTGCAAATCCCAAATCATTAAGAATTGCACTTAGCGACAACTTAAACAATGCAGATACAGAACCTGCAACCAAGACCCATTCTCCTATCATAGGTTTTGCTTATGATGGCAATCCAATTTATGGACCATTTGGACACTCGGATCCTTTAGATTCACAATCATCTATTGTCAGAATGACTTCTAGTTATTCTATCAGATTAGATCGTCAAAATGGACCTGCTTTAAGAGATTATGCATTAGGATCTTTTGTTGATGACTACAAATATAATCATAAGAGCGGTTCTTTAGATGAAAATAACGGACGATTCTGTATTACTCCAGATTTTCCAGAAGGAACTTATGCTTACTTTTTGACTATCGATACTAATCAAGTACCACAATTTCCATATGTTTTAGGAGACAAATATTATTCACTGCCAGTGAGTAGTAATTATAATTCAAATATCAATCAAAATGATGTCCCCAAGAATTCTAAAAGATTTTATCGTCCTGGTATGCAGGGTAATGGAGAAGGTTTAATCGCACAGATTGATGCAATTACTTCAGGCACCGTTGATAAAATTGCAATTGATAGATCATCTAGTAATTTTTCAATAAACTCAAAATTATTCTTTAACAATTTTGGTACTGAAGGGAAAGATATCGAGGCATTAGTTTCTTCTGTAAAAGGCGAAAATGTAAGTTATTTACAATCCAAAGAAGATAAGGTAGTAAAATTAACTACTATTCAAAATGCATATTTGTTTGTTGATGATGTATTAAGACAACCAGCAAGTGGAGCGTCTGGTTCTATTGTAGGAACAGTAACAGACGATAATATTATTGTTCTTAAAAATGTTATTGGAACATTCAACAACACAGGAACTTTCTCTGCAGATATTAAAACTTTTATTCTTACTATTGATCAAGATAGCAATTACACAAAAGGTGCCACATTAAGTTTAACTGATGGTGTTAATCCCCCTATTGCGACAGCAGAAATTTTAGAAGGAACAAGTAGACAAAATACTATAAAAATTAAAGTATTAACTGGCACTTGGATAGTTGATGAAGATTATTTCCTGCAGTCTAGCAATTTATTTAATACCTCTGGATCTAAGATTGTAACTTTAGTATCTCTCAGTGATAACTTAGAACCATTTGAAGTTAATCAAAGTGTTGGTTTAATTGAGACAAGTGAGAATCACGGTTTAGCAATTGGCGATCAAGTCAATATTAGTATTTTTCCTGATGACGCAACCAAGACAAAAAATTACTTTTTGAGAAAAAGACTATATCAAAAAATTATTTTAAATGCACCAGAAAATAAATCAAATATAGATTATGATGGCGTTGGCAGATTCACTATATTAAATGGTGGTGCTGATTATACGGAAGATTCATATACAGGAATTCCTCTTACTGGAGGTTCTGGAACTGGTGCTACAGCATCAATTACTGTTTCTAGTGCAGGTGCTGTTAGTAGTATTCAAATTGAAACCGGTGGCACTGGATACAAAAGAGGCGATTATTTGGGAGTTGATGATGATCAACTTGCAAGATCTGGAGGATCTCTAAGTTCTTCTAGACTCGCTGTATATGTTGATCATGCTGGTGTCTCATTATCTTCTAGTAGTATTCCATTAAAAACTACAAATGGATTTGCAGTTGGTGATTACTTATCGGTTGGTTCTGAAGTTGTACAAATTGTAGCAATTAATGGAAATATCCTTTCCGTTTCTAGAGCACAAGACAATACAACTGCTGTAGACCATTACGATAATGCAGAA